AGATGAAAGAGAAATGGCAATTACTTTACCTCGTATGTCTTTTGAAATTTCAACAATTGCATATGATCCAAGTAGAAAATTAAATCGTATTCAAAAATTTAAATCAGTAAAAACAAGTGCTGAGGGTAAAATATTAGATTATAATTATATGCCTGTACCTTATAATATTTCTTATAATTTAAATATATACACAGCAACTGCCGAATCTGGATTACAAATCGTAGAACAAATACTGCCTTTCTTTCAACCAGATTATACGGTTACTGTTAATGCGATACCTGAATTAAACATAAAAAGAGATGTGCCTATCGTTTTAAATAATGTTACCTATGATGATTCTTATAATGGTGATTTTACAACTCGTAGAGCCGTTATATATACTTTAGGGTTTACTGCTAAAACATACTTATTTGGACCAGCACAAACTCAAAAAGTTATTAAACAAACTCAGTCTGACTTATATACAGATACAAATACAAGTACAGCAAAAAGAGAGGAAAGAATTATCGTGGTACCAAATCCTACATCAGCTGATGCAGATGATGATTTTGGATTTACAACAACTATAAATTTTTACAGCGATGGTAAAAAATATAATCCAACAACTGATAATGATGAATAATTATGAGCAAACTCGAAGAAAAGGTTAATGAGATACTAGGTATCGAAAAAAAAGAACCTAAAGAAACAAAAGAATTTAAACCTTTAGTTCCTAGAAAAGAAGATAAGGAATCTCCTGATGTTGATAATGATTACAAATACAGTAGAGAAAATTACTATAATTTAATTGAAAGAGGACAAGAAGCTATAGAAGGAATACTTGATGTAGCTAGAGAAGGCCAACATCCTAGAGCTTATGAGGTAGCAGGTGCTTTGATTAAAAATGTTGCTGATACCGTTGATAAATTACAAGACTTACAAAAAAAATTAAAAGATTTAAAAGAATTACCAAAGTCAGCAAATCCACAAATTAAAAATGCTCTTTTTGTAGGCTCTACAGCCGAGTTACAAAAAATGTTGAAAAAAGATGAAAATATTAAAAGCAAAAATATTACACCCGAAAAAGACGACATTAAAGATAAGTGATTTAGTTTATAATAAGCATTATGAAAAATATAATGCTAAATTAGATCAAGGTGTTGACACTATAACTGATATTATGGAACAACCTATAGAGGTTATAAAACATAAAATAATTTCAACTCCTAGATTTGGTGCTTTAGGAGTTAGATATAAAGAAAAAGAGTATAGTGTTCAAAAAGGTAATCAAAGAATTACCAGAGCATTACAATTAGGATATACTCACATAGAGGCAATTGTTAATGAGTGATGCATACTTAGGAAACCCAAATCTTAAAAAGGTTAACACACCAGTTGAGTACACACAAGAACAAATTGTGGAGTATCAAAAGTGTGCTGATGATCCATTATATTTTATGGAAAATTATATTAGGATTGTTTCGCTTGATGAAGGACTTGTACCTTTTAAGATGTATAACTTTCAAAAGAAAATTGTTGAAACAATACATAACAATAGATTTACAATATGTAAATTACCAAGACAATCAGGTAAATCAACAACAACTATTTCGTATCTTTTACATTTTGCCTTATTTAATCCAAACTCAAATATAGCCTTACTTGCTAACAAATCATCTACTGCTAGAGATATATTAAGTAGATTACAATTGGCTTATGAAAATTTACCAAAGTGGATGCAACAAGGTGTTATAAACTGGAACAAAGGTAATATAGAATTAGAAAACAAATCAACTATTGTGGCGGCTGCTACATCTTCAAGTGCCATTCGAGGTGGTTCATACAACATAATATTCCTTGACGAGTTTGCTTTCGTACCTACAAATATTGCCGAGTCTTTCTTTAGTTCAGTTTATCCTACAATATCATCTGGTAAAAATACAAAAATGATTATTGTATCTACACCTTATGGTATGAATCAGTTTTATAAACTATGGACAGACGCTGAAAACAAAAGAAACGATTATATACCGATTGAAGTTCATTGGTCGGAAGTTCCTGGTAGAGATGAGGCCTGGAAAGAACAGACAATTAGAAACACATCAGCTGAGCAATTTCAACAAGAGTTTGAATGTGAATTTTTAGGTTCTGTTAACACATTAATTTCACCAGCTAAAATTAAAAACATATCATATATGAATCCTTTAAAGTCTTCAGGTAGTGTAGAAGTTTTTGAATCACCTATAAAAGGACACACTTATGTTTGTACTGTTGATGTATCCAGAGGTGTTGATAAAGATTATTCTGCTTTTGTAGTATTTGATGTTACAAAGATGCCTTATAAAGTTGTTGCTTTATATAAAAACAATGAAGTGAAACCTTTTGTTTTTCCAAATATAATTAATGAGGTCTGTAAAGGTTATAATAGAGCTCACATATTAACCGAAGTCAATGACATAGGTCAACAAATTGCTGAAGCTTTACAATTTGAAATAGAATACGATAACTTAATGATGACTACACAAAAAGGCCGTGCTGGTCAAATATTAGGTGCTATGTATAGTGGTCGAGGTACATCTTTAGGTGTACGTATGACAAAACAGATTAAAAGAATTGGTTGTGCTAACATTAAAACTCTGGTCGAAGGAGATAAACTTATAGTAAATGCCTTTAAGATCATAGAGGAGATGTCTACCTTTGCTAAAAGAGGCCAAAGTTATCAAGCTGAAGATGGTGCTAATGATGACTTAATGATGTGTTGTGTAATCTTTGGCTGGTTATCAAATCAACCTTATTTTAAAGAATTAACGAATACAAATGCTCGTCAACAAATGTATGTGGAACAACAAAATCTGATAGAACAGGATATGGCTCCTTTTGGATTTTTAGATGATGGTATTAATGAACACGAACAAAGTACAGTTGACGAATATGGAGATGTATGGCATCCTGTGGATATACGAAAAGGTATGTAATTTTCAGTTATTATAAATATCTACAAGATGAAACTTTGACTATGGACGTATGAATAATACGAGTTTTGAACAATTAAATGCAATTAGCTAATTAAAAGGAGAGAAAACCTATGGCATTTCAAGTATCACCAGGTGTTCTCGTACAAGAAAAAGATTTAACTAGAATTATACCTGCAGTATCAACATCAATTGGTGCTATTGCTGGCGAATTTAGAAAAGGACCTTTAGAAGAGGTTGTGGCTATTTCTAGTGAACAAGAGCTTGTAGATACGTTCGGTAAACCAGATTCAAATAACTTTGAATACTTTTTTACAGCAGCTAACTTTCTACAATACTCTAATGCTTTAAGAGTAGTACGAGCTACCAATACAAGTGTATCTAACGCTAACACTTCTGGATCAAGTGTAACTATCAAAAACAATGATGATTACGTTTCAAACTATTCAGCAGGACAAGGCGTTGTAGGTACGTGGGCAGCTAGAACAGCAGGAGCGTGGGGTAATAACCTTTCTGTTTCTGTATGTGAGTCTGCAGACGCTTTTGAAAAACAAGCAATAACAACTGTAAACGACTCTGCTACAGCAGTAGGCGACACAACAGTAATTTTAACAAGTTCAGCAAGTATAAATGTAGGCGACATTGTATCGTTTTCAACTACAGCCGCTACAAACGATTATACTGATGGACACGAATATAGAGTAACAGCAAACAATACAGGAACTAATACTATCACTATCGTTAGAAAAGAATCAGGCTCAGGTGGCTTACACGCTGCTATAACTGATGGCGGAAACGTTAGAAGAAGATGGAGATATTATGATTTTGTTGATGGCGCACCAGGCACTTCGCCTTACGCTTCAGCAAGAGGTGGTTCAAATGATGAAATGCACGTTATAGTCATTGACGAAGATGGCGGTATTTCAGGTACTGTTGGCCAAGTTATAGAAACTTACTCTAAAGTATCTAAAGGTGCTGACGCTAAAACAAGCGAAGGCGGAACAAACTACTATCCAGATGTTATCTTTAATAGATCAGCATACATTTTCTGGATGGATCACTCAACACTAGGCGTTACAAACGGTTTTGGTTCTAATGTTACTAACAAAAATTTTGATAGTACATCAGCAATCACAGCTCCTGTAACAACTTCATTATCAGCAGGTTCAGATGGTTCAGCTGTAACAGCAGGCCAATTGAAAACAGCGTATGAGAAATTCCAAGACGCTGAAACTGTTGATGTTGGTTTAATCATTGGTGGTAAAACACCTAATGAAACAATTGGAACTCCAGGCGATGGTAAAAATCACGTAAATGATCTTTTACAAATTGCTGAGGACAGAAAAGACGCTATTGCGTTTGTTTCACCTCCAAGAAACCACGTTGTTGATATAACTAATACAACTACAATCACTAATAATATCATTAACTTCTATGAAGATATTAATTCTTCTTCATACGTTGTCTTTGATAGTGGTTACAAATATATGTACGACAGATACAATGACGTATATAGATATGTACCATTAAATGGTGATATGGCTGGTTTGGCTGCTAGAACAGACTTGACAGCTGACGCTTG